TCGTTGATCTGGGAGTCCCAAGTCAGTGCAGCCAGTCCGGGGCTGTTTCGAAACTTGTCGTTGGCCCACACGGGGCATCCTGTTGAGGTGATGGACCCCTATTTGTGCCAGGACCCATGTCGGTACAGCGGTGCCGACCATTTGGCGTTTGCGCATCGGTCGGAGGTTGGGCGATACCTGGCCATTGGAACGATGCTCGAGCAGTTCACCCTGACCGTTGGGTCGGGGCGGCTGACAGTGTTGGTGCCGCCCAATCCTCGGTGTGTTCCCCTGGTACATCCGCACCGAGATACCTCGATCTTTGAGGAGCTCAGGCTGGACATTTGCCTGGCTGTGTCACCGGGCGTGGTCTTGGCTATCGATGGGCAGGATGACCTGAGCTTCAACCCGGGTGAGTGCCTTTGGATGAACTGCTCGGGTTACGAGCACACATTGGTCAATCGGAACTCATGGCTGGGAAGTCGTTGCAGTGTGCATTTCAGCGTCTGGCCATGGATCGAGTTTGATCATTCAAGCAGTACGTATCGACCGAACCGCTTTTACGGCTGCAAGCACCCAATTCAAATGATTCTTGATGGAGATCTGACCCGATGACACCAACCGATTCATGTCAGCTGCTGAGCCTCTGGCCCAGTCATGTGTTGATCGACCAACTCTCAGAGTTGGAGGATGCGCGGGACGCCTTGGCGCAGGAGGCTGAAACCTTCTACGAGCGCCACACCCAAACGTCAGCCAAGATGGCGCATCGAGCAGACACCGTTTCCATGATGCGCGAGCAACCCAGCCAGGCGCTTCTGCGTTTGCTGGACGCCATCGAATTGAGGGTGGCCGCCTATGTGCGGCAAGCGTACCCATCGCTCGATCCCTGCGAGTTGGCCATCACCTACAACACCTTCGTGAATCGCCAGCGTGGGCTGGGCAAGTGGGCCATCCCGCACCGCCATGTTGGCAATCAGTTGGTGGCCACCTATTACCCCCGAGTCCATCTCGGGGCCAACGAAGGGCGAGATGCCGTGGGCTTGCCCGGGGCATTGTGCTTTCACGATCCCAGACCGGTACAGGCCAACTGGATGCTCCGACATGAAAACAAGCTCTTCGCACAAACGCCCCGACAAGGGGCGTTGTTCATTTTCCCGGGCTATCTGGAGCACTCCACGTTTCCTCTGTTCGACCCGGAGAGCGACAAGGTCGCCATCGTCACCAATGTGCGCTTCACGCACCGTGATGACCGGGGTGGTGACCAGACCTGGTCAGCCGAACAAATCCGTGCGCACGCCAAAGCCCAGATCCAGCACCCAAACAATCCCATGGAGCCCATTCAATGAGTCTCAATCTTTCAGTCCGTCAGGGCTATGCCGTCGAAGTGGTCCAGGTCGATGAATCGAATCTGGTGATGACCGTTTTGGTCGCCAATCCCGACGGCAAAGCTTCTGGTCGTCACATCTTCAACCTCAAGACGCTACCCGGTGCCGATTTGGCCAAGGTGTGTCGCGAGGCCTATCCCATCGCGTTCGAGGAACTCATTCCATGAAATTCACCCTGACCCTCAATGGCCAGCATGGCTTTGTGCGACAGGCACTCTACGATCCCGAGGATTCCAGTTTGGTCTGGACTGACAACGAAGAGCCTTTGCCGCTGCCACAGGCATTTCCAAAGCAAGATGGCATGCAGTGGCCACCGTTTTGGCATCTGCATCACCCCAGCAACCCGGCTGGCAAATCCAAAGCCATCAGGCACCTCAAGCTGCAATTGGGGCTCAAGTGCAACTACGCCTGCCAGTATTGCTCTCAGGCGCACCAGCCCCATGATATTGATGGACACCCGGACGACGTCGTCCCATTCATGCAGCAACTCGAAGGCTGGTTTGCTGGTGGCGACGATGGCAAGGGTGCTGGCGTCAAGATTGAATTTTGGGGCGGTGAGCCCTTTGTGTATTGGAAGATCCTCAAGCCGCTGGGCGAGGCGGTCAAGTCTCGCTACCCGAATGCGCAGTTGTCGATCGTCACCAATGGCTCCCTCTTTGATGATGAAAAGCTCGCTTGGGTCGAGGCTCTCGATGTGGGCATCGGTCTGTCGCATGACGGCCCTGCACAGTCTTACCGTGGTCCTGATCCACTGAACGACCCCGAGAGCCAGGCTCAGATCAAACGCTGGGTGTCTCGTCGCATGTCGATTGACCGCATGAGTTTCAATACGGTCTTGCATCGTCACAACCAATCGCTCAAGGCGGTTCGCCTGTACTTTGCTGAAAAGCTGGATCTTCCGGTGCAGGCCGTGGTGCTTGCCACTGAGGAAGTGATGCTTCCCTACGATCAGAGCGGACTGTCCTTGGCGCTCCATGGGAATGATCACGCCCGCTATTTGCACCAGATGTTCTGGGAGCTGGTCACTGGCTCAGGAATGGCCGTTGGGACCATGCGCGACAAAGTGGATGAATTCATGCGTTCTCAAGCGCAGTCACGCCCATTGATTGCATTGGGGCAGAAATGCGGAATGGATCGCGATGATTCGATCGCGGTGGACATGAAAGGCAATGTGATGACTTGCCAGAACATGAGTGCCTCCACGAACCACAAGATTGGGCACGTCGACCAGTTTGAAGACATCAGCCTCAATACGGCCTACCACTTCAGTACGCGAAGTGAATGCCCCCGTTGTCCCGTGGCGCAGCTTTGTAAAGGCGCATGCCTGTTCCTGGAGGATGGTTACTGGGAGGCCGCGTGCGACAACTCATTCAGCCACAACCTGGCTGTGTTGGCGGCGGCACTCTACTACCAGACACAGGGGTTGATCCTCACGCGCATAGAAGGCGAAGCCATCCGCCGTAAAGATGTCACTGCGATGGATGTCATTCATCTGGGCTTTGTGGAGAGCCATGGCGATATGAGCACGGTTGTACCGCCAGAGCGTCCCGTCAAACCATTTCCTGTGAGGGTGACGCATGCCTGATGCAGCACTTTCTGAGGCGCTGCGGGAAGCCTATGCAAGCGCTCCGAGCAATGTCGTCATCCTGCATACGCTGGAGATCCGGCACCCGGATTTCAAAGATGATGCGGGTAATACGACGGCAATCCGTGTGGTGCGTGATCAACAAGACTTGCTGGCAAGGCTTGAGGCATCAGCGCCAATCAATGCGGGCCAGCAGGTCCAATTCGTGGCCATGGGCTTTGAACTGGATCTGCCGCCAGTGGATATCGCGCCGGTTCCCGAAATCGCGATCACCCTGGACAACGTCACCCGGGAGATCGTGAAGCATTTGGACGAGGCATCGGTTTCGGAGTCATCTATTGAAGTGACCTACCGTCCGTACCTGTCCAACGATCTGAGTGGTCCGCAGATGGATCCACCGATCACGCTCGTGATCACTGAAGTCGAGGCCGACGTGCAGCGGGTCACGGCCAAGGCACGCATGGCGGACATTGGCAACAAGACCTTCCCGTCTCGCCTGTACACCGCAACTGAGTTTCCAGGGTTGGCCCGATGAAAGATGAAGATTCACCGAGTTGGGCGATCCAGTACATCGGTCGTCCGTGGATTGCAGGTGAGAGAGGCCCCGAGTCATTTGACTGCTGGGGCCTTTTTCTATGGGTCCAGAAGACCCACTTCGGTCGTGACTTGCCGGTGATCCCGGTGGATGCCCTGAATCTGCGTACGGTCCTTCATACGTTCAAAAACCACCCGGAAAGACAGCGGTGGGCGGCAGTTGATGTGCCCAAGCAGGGCGATGCGGTGTTGATGCGTCAGTCGCGACATCCCGTGCATGTGGGCGTGTGGGTTGATGCGGACAGCGGAGGTGTCTTGCACTGCGCCCAGCAGATCGGCGTGGTGTTTCAGCAATTGAGCTCTCTGGCCAGTCACGGCTGGCAGGTCGAGGGGTATTACCGATGGAAGGAATTGCCATGACAAGCGCTTGCATGTCAGGCCTGCCCAGTCCTGGATTGGTCATCTGGATGCGAAATCCGTTCGAGCCCAGTGATCGGCAGGTAAGCCATGTGTTTGGCTCGCCCACGATTGCACAGTGGATGAATCGTGATGGCATTGAGTTCGACCAGCCTACCCTGATCCTAAAAAATGGTCAGCCTGTGCTGATGGCACACAGGGCAGTGACACCGATCGATGCAGGTGATGTTGTTGCTTTGGTCACTCTGCCGCAAGGCGGTGGAGGTGGCGGCAAGAACCCGCTGAGAACCGTGCTCATGATCGCCGTTCTGGTCGTCGCCAATGCATATGGCGGTGCACTTGCTGCCTCGATGGGGTATTCAGGCACGCTGGCCACGGCGGTGGCGTCCACTGCCATCGCGGTCACAGGCTCGGTGCTCGTCAATGCGCTGGTGCCATTACCCAATCAGTCCTTGCCTTCGGCATCGGCTAACACGACATCCCCCAGCCCGACCTACTCCTTGCAGGCGCGCGGCAACTATGGACGTCTGTCGCAACCCGTGCCCGTGATTTATGGCCATCATTTGGTGTACCCGGATCTGGCCACCATGCCCTATACCGAGTACGAAAACAACGAGGAATATCTGCATCAGTTGCACGTCATTGGCGTGGGTCAGTTTCAGTTTGAGGAGCTGTCCATCGATGACAGCCCGATCAGCTCGTTTGCCGAGGTGCAGGCGCAGGTGATTGAGCCTGGCGGTCAGAACTCCTTGTTCAACCCCGATGTGGTCACGGCCCCAGAAGTGTCCGGTCAGGAATTGATTGCTGTCAGCGACTCCGGTGCCATCGTTGGTCCCTTCGCCCTGAATCCCGTGGGTACACAGATCAATCAGATCGGTGTTGATGTAGTGATGCTGCGCGGTCTGTATTACGCCAACGACAGTGGTGCGTTGGAAAGCCGCTCGGTCCAATGGCGCGTCGAAGTGCGAAGCATCAACGACGATGGTGATGCCACCTCAGGCTGGCTCCATGTGGCTGACGAAACCTACTCAGCCGCCACGAATACCGCGCAACGCTTGTCGTTCAAGTATTCGGTGTCGCCTGGGCGTTATGAGATTCGCCTGCAGCGCCTTGATGCGCGGGACACCAGCAATCGAGCTGGTCACGAGCTGCGCTGGGGGCAGGCCAAGGGCTATTTGGTGGGATCGAATTTGCCCACTGATCTGACCTACTTGGCACTCAGGATGCGCGCAACCGACAACTTGTCGCAGCGCTCCTCCCGTCTAGTTAACTGTCTGGTGACGCGCAAGCTCCCTATCTGGAATCCGAGCACTGGATGGTCTGCGCTGCAACCCACCCGCTCGATTGCGTGGGCCTTCGCGGACGCGGTCAAGTCCAGCTATGGCGCAGGGTTGCCTGACCGGCAATTGGACCTGGCGGCCTTGGCACGGTTGGACGAGGTGTGGTCGGCGCGCGGGGATACCTTCAATGCCGTGTTCGATCAGAACCAGACCGTGTGGGACGCTTTGGGGCAGATTGCCCGGACGGGGCGTGCTGTGCCGTTCTTGCAGGGTGGGATTGTTCGCATCGTTCGCGATGAACCCAAGACCATTCCGGTGGCGCTCTTTTCTGCAAGAAACATCGTGCGCAACAGCTTGAAGATCCAGTACCTGATGCCAGGCGATGCCACGGCGGATGCAGTCACGATCGAATACGTCAATCCCAAGAGTTGGAAGCCAGATGAGTTCACGGTGTCCTTGCCTGGATCCCAAGCTGCCAAGCCTGCTCGTGTGAGGTTGTTTGGCTGCACCGATAAGGCGCAGGGCATTCGTGAAGGGAAATACATCGCAGCGGCCAATCGGTATCGTCGACGGATCGTGACCTTTCGCACTGAGCTGGAAGGCTTGATCCCGACCTATGGAGATCTGATTGCTCTGAGCCATGACATTCCTCGTTGGGGTGTGAGTGGCGAGGTTTTGAGCTGGGACAGCCAGACGCGAACCATGCGGTGTTCTGAACCGTTGACTTGGCAGTCAGGAGCCGTTCACTACCTCGTTTTGCGAAAGCCCGATGGCTCGGTCTCTGATGCCATCGAGGTCACGCCGGGCGCAACTGCCACCCACGCCATCCTGAAAACCCAACCCGGCTTTGAGCCACTGGTGGGTGCTGACCGAGAGCGAACGCACTTTGCTTTTGGTGTGGGCCAGTCCTGGTCCCAGTTGGCACGCGTCATGAGCGTCAAGCCCAGGGCTGAGCAAGTCGAGCTGACTTGCGTGGCCGAGAACGCGTTGGTGCATACCGCCGATCAATCCTGATCTGAACCTGATTTTTGTAACCGCCCGCCGAGGAGCAATCCCGGCGGGTTTCTTTTTGGAGAAATGAATGCCAGAACCGACAAGTAGTGGGGTCGCCGGAGCAGCAGTGGCCTACAAGGCACTGGGAGGAACAGCAGCAGCTGTCGCGAGCGGGGCCACTTTGGCAGCCGTGGTGGTCATGTTGATGACTCCGCCTCGAAACAAGAGGGAGTGGGCCGTTGGCTTGATCAGCACGGTGGTGTCCAGCATCGGCGGCGGTGCATTCACCGTCGAGCACTTCGATCTGCATCACTGGGCGTTTTCAACCATGGGACTGTGTGCCATGGGCGGATTGATCTTTGCCTGTGGTCTGCCGGGATGGGCGATGGTGCGCTGGACCTTTGCTTTCATCGACAAGCGCCGGGATGACTCGCTTGATGCGGTGGCAAAGGATGTGAAGGAGCTGCTATGAAGCCGATTGAGTTCATCGCAATGATCGGATCTTCCGCACAGGCTACTGCCAAGCGCACAGGCGTCTTCGCCAGCATCACGATTGCTCAGGCGGCATTGGAGTCCGGCTGGGGTGAGTCGGGCCTGGCCAAAGTGGGCAAGAACCTCTTTGGCATCAAAGCCGACAGCCGCTGGCGGGGCGAGACCTTAATCCTGCAGACCAAGGAATTCATCCGTGGCCAGTGGGTTGTGGTTCCTGCCAAGTGGCGCAAGTACGCCAGCTGGCAAGAAAGCATCGATGACCACGCTGCCTTCCTCAAGCAAAACCCACGCTATCAGCCGTGCTTCCAATGCCTCAAGGCAGAGGCATTTGCACAAGCACTGGCCAAGGCCGGGTATGCCACTGATCCAGGCTATGCCGACAAGGTGATCAATCTCATGAACCAGCACAAGCTGCAAGCTCTGGACGGAGGTGCGCCATGAGCTGGGTTTCCAGATTCATCTACGCCAATTGGAATTACCTGCTGGGCGGTCTCGTGCTGCTGATGGTATTCATCTGCGGAGTTCAGATCGGAGAGGCCCGCGTTCAGAGGGAATGGAATGCCGAAAAGTTGCGAGCGGCACTGGTCGCGGCCAAGCAAGAGCAACGTGCCGCTGATGTGCAGCAATCTCAAAGTCAAATCAATCGGGAAATCTCAAATGAATACGCCAAGAACTCAAAGGCGCTGGGCAGTCGCTTGCCTAGTATTCGCCCTGTCGGGGTGTGCAGCAGCACCCCAATCAGTGCCGGGAGTGTGCCCTCAGTTTCCGAAGCTCCCGCAGGAGCTGCAAGCCCCCCCGCCGACGCTCTATCTCTTACCGTTGGAGATGCGGGAGCGGTGAGTTGCGCTCAGTTGAGCAAAGACGCAGCCCAAACCACCCTGATGCTCCTCGAGGTACAGCGGTGGTACCGAAAACAATCAGCAATTGAACCTTAAACAGAAGCCCGGCTTGTCTTAGGACAGGTCGGGCCTTTTGTCGTTTGTGCGGTCGGAAATCCTTCTGAATCCATGGGAATCTAATCCTTCTTCGCCTTATCGATCAGGGAAAAAAGGTTTTTCATTGCGCTGGCGTGTGCAAATCCCTTATAGATCTTGTCATCGAGTAGCTCCCTGGCTGAGGGGCCATCCTTGCACTTACCTCCCGCCTTTATCCATGACGTGGTGCAGCATGGCGAAGGGCACGCGCCAACTGCTACCACCCTCGCAGTCGACGGAAGCCGTGCGTTGGTTGATGCGTGCGATGGTCCCGACCTGGGGCTGCAGGTACTTGTCGGTGAAGGAGACCTTGTCGCCGCGGCGGAAGTCGTCGCGCCCGGGTTTGTGTTTTCGCGGTTCACTGGTTGGGGGCAGCGCGCCTTCAAGGCGCTCCTCGTTCTCGCCCGGGTCTATGCCGGCATAGCTGAGCTTCCATTGCGATCGCGTGCCATCCTCATGCACCGTGACTTGGTCGCCCTTGATCGCCATGACCTTGCCGACCCGCATTTCTCCGGTACGCCAGTCCATGAACCGCACCGATTTGCCCAGGTTGAGCTTGTTGAGCGTCGCGACGATGCGCCTGGGATCGGCCAGCAGTCGATCGATGATGTTGGAGAGTTCGAACAACTCAAGGCTGCTGGCATTTGACAGCGCCTCAATCAACTTGGGATCGGCCATGACCGATATTGTGCCAATGGCACCGCCCGCTCAGGCGGCCAGGCGTTGCTCCGCAATGGCCGTGTTGATCTGGCCGGCCACGGCCCAGGGCAGCAACTCATCAATGCGGTTGATCGGGTGCTCGGCGATGCGGTCGAGCACGTGGCGCAGATAGGCCCTCGGATTCAAACCATTGAGCTTGGCCGTGCCCAGCAGGCTGTAGATCACGGCAGCGCGCTCCCCGCCGCTGTCCGAGCCAAGGTGCAGGTAATTCTTGCGCCCGATGGTCACCCCACGCAGGGCCCGCTCGGCAATGTTGTTGTGTGCCTCCATGCGCCCGTCATCGACGAACCGGATCAACGCCCGCCAATTGCTCATCGCGTAGCCGATGGCCAGTGCCATGGGCGACTTGG